TGTGTGGCGTTAGCCATTGTTAATACGAGAGTAGTATAGTTTACAGACTCTCAACGTTGAGAAAATTTTTTTCGAATATATGTTGTGGTCTATCCCACCGTCTAGACAGCTTAAGGGTATCCGCGTACGGGCCGAAAGCCAATGAAAGAGAGGTCCGACTCTGAGGTGCCTCTCTTCCGAAGTGTGTTACCACTTCTTATATACTACATTAGAACCAGCTAATAGATGGGTACCAGATCCAGTACCTGTAATCAATGCAGCTTGGAATACTAAAGTACCTTTGGTAGCAGCAGTAACAATAGCATTGAATTCTACACCTAAGAATAGGCCACTAGTAGCAGCACCAACATCAACCGTAACAACCTCACCAGCACCGTCTGTTGAGAAAGTACCAGTACCTTCGATGTTAGCAGCAGCTGGAGTATCAGCACCAGTTGATTCTTCTACACGTGCAGTTACGTCTGTATAGATAGTTGTTGCGATAGCTGCGTCATCAGCATCTAAGTTTTTAATAGCAAACTTAAGCTCGTTAGTATCATCTGAATCATACCAGATAGTATACTTACCGAACACTCTTTCGAAGCCACCGAGGGGTATGCTAAGAGCAGATTGAGTTGCTAGTGTAGTGTTGGCTAAATCAGAACCATCATTTGCTAAGATCTTTTGTTGGTAACCATCAGCAGAGTAAACAACAGTTCCTTGTGTAGTATTGTTATAAAAAGCCATAATAAATTGTTATAGGTTAATTGACCCCCCGCAGTTCCGCTACGGGGGACGTGATAGTTTTATGTGGTTACGCACATGTATTTAGAAGTTAAGTTTTGCGCCGACTTTAGTTGACCAGGCCTTGTCATCATCTTCGTCCTCAGCAGTTAGTACTGCAAGTTCTCCGTAGACTCCAAGAGCATCTGTTGCGTTGACGTTGATACCGACTTTACCTGATAGGCGAGTGTCGTTATCTTCTCCATCCTCTGCAACAATGGCTGGCCCTCCTTGAGCGTACCATCCAATAGTCTCACCGCCACCTTCTACACCAACGTGTAAGTCAGTGGTACGGCTATCATAATCCGAGCCGGTATAGCTGGCGTTGCTCTCTACGTTTACGTAGGCACCGGCGAAAGCAGGAGCTGTCGCGAATAGAGTGGTTGCGAGGGCTAGTGCTAATCTTTTCATTGTTAATAAAATTTAAATAGTTTTCGTGTAAGGCACGCCGCGATACTTCAGGGTTACAGAATGCTTTTTTTGCATTGTCTTTCTCCATAGTACCACACCCCCGTTCCATGATGTGGTTTCATGCGTCCATAAATATGGATGAACGGACGCGGCGTAAGTTGGTTTCTAATTGTTCGATGTGAGCCGTTCGATCTCTTGCTTTCTCAGCTTAGCTTGCTCCTTGGTGTATTTTAATTTTTCAGCCAAAGTAGTTTTGCCTGTCTCACGCTGTTTCTTTTCATAGTAGTCAATAAAATCTTGACCAGTTCTGTTGTTAGGCATTAGTTTATTTTTTAGGGGGTCTACCCTTTTTGGTACCGTAAGTACCTTTACCTTTTGGCATTAGAATAATCCAGGTATGATTTGTCCAGTAAATATATAGGAACCGAGTGCTGCAACAAAGCCAATCATAGCAAGCTGTCCATTGACACGCTCTGCATTTTCATAGTAGTTTACATCCAGTACTTCTACTTTAGGTTCTGTTGCGTATTTGTTCTGAGGCATTGTAGGTTAGAATAAATGTACCGGGCGATGACGAAAGTTCGGGTCGCCACTGATTCTATATAGGAAACGGTCCTTGATTAGGGTACCCACTATTACCATGTACCATTAGATCAAAGAAATGTGGTGTACCTGCGGGGTAATGTTCGTCCATCCATTCTCTCTGTTCACCAAGCTCCATGTCATACCAATTTGGTGGTGGCGGTATGAATGGGCCGCCGTCGCTGCCTCCAATTCCCAGTGGGCCTCCTGTCCATTCAGATATCTCCTCTACTGGTCTTTTTGGTCTCGGTCTTTTCGGTCTGTCGTTACCTCCTCCTCCTGATCCTACACACATTATGCTACCTCCGAATTAGAATTTGCCCCTGGTGCTGGTTTGTTATACCATTCCTCACGGTCTTCCCAAGTACCAAGTTGATAATCAGGAGTCCTCCTACCAGGACTATTAATTATTGAACCAGCCGGAGCATTTGCTTGAGCAGTTTGATGGAACGTACCTATACCAGGTATAGGACGACGTCCTGTTGGCCGTCCATCTATATCTATAACACCAGCTGCAAGAAAAAGTGGCCTCATGTCAGGCGCCCCCCTTCTCATATTTTCCTCATTTGATTGTAGCATACTAATTGTCTTGTCTGTTGGAGACAAAGCATTAAATGCTTCCGTTCTGTCATCTGCCCGCTGGTGTGCCGCAGCAATTTCAGCTCGTTGTTCAGGTGTTTTGGGCACCCAACCGGTACTATGTACACACACTGTCAACCTCTCACTACTTCAACACCGTCAGGACTGACTACAAGATTGTAGACAGCTTTGGTTGGATCACCATAGGCTGCAGGAAACCATCGGTCCCCCGTAGTCTTGACAGAATATTTAACTGATGTCCCAGCTCTAGCGTGGGAAACTACAGGGTTGTAAAACATAATTAATACTTTAGATCAGATCTTTCAAGTTTTTCATAGATGTCCTGCCTATAAGCAGGATCGTTGTCATAGCGAGCATCACTCATAGCTGCTACTACTTCAGCTTGGCTACGGAATACATCACCAGATGAAGCTGCTGCTTTACCTGATAACATTCTACCTTCGTAACCATTCGCAGTATCATACTCAGATTTGATGCCAGCTACAGCTATTTGCACAGCTTCAGGGTTACCCGTTGCGACAATAGAATCAAATGCTTTTACAGCAGATTCATCTAAATTATCAGCAGCCCACTGCATCAAATTCTTATACTCCTTCTCACCACCTACTGAATTCTGAATAGAATTAATAGATTCCTTAGTGAAATCCTCAACAGCTTGGTCTTGTTGTACAGGATTATTCTTTTGTATATCTACATAAGCTTTGACTAAATCTTGGCTACTTAATTCAGAAAACTTCTCAATAGTTTCAGGAGATATGGTACCGTCATTGTCATAGAACTCTTTTGATGCTTCATTGATAAGAGATACCCCTGGTAGTTCATCTACTTCTTCAGGTTTCTCTTCCTCTTTCTCATCAACAGGTGGTTCTTCCTTCTCTTCTTCCTTAGAGCCTAGCTTCTGTTGCAATTCAACGTAAGCTTTCTCTAATTCTTCAGCGTTCTTGTACTTACCAGCAAGTAACTGCTCTTCTTGTTCAGCTAATTTCTCACCTACCTCCAGAGAATTTTGTTCCTCTTCATTAAGTTCAGGTGCATCAGCTTGTGCTGGATCATAGGTTAATGTATCAGCCATTGTATTCTCGTGCTCCGTTTGCTGTTGTTACTTTTAAATTACCAAGACCAACTGTGGTTACATAGTCTGGATCTTCACCAATCAATCTCTTAGGTTGTATCGATGTTGGCTTGGCTGTATCAGTATCAGTTGCCAGTGGTTCTGGCTTACTTACTTTAGGGAGCGGCTTTCGTTTAGCCCTGGTTGGGCGGCTGGGTTTGGTTTTGTCCATCCTGAGGTGGTTGATTTTTACTTGGGTCAAGCAGTGGTGCAGAAGCAAATTGCCCAGCTTGATCTACTAGAGATTGTGCTGCTGCTTGTTGCTGTTGTGCTTGTTTTTCTTGTGCTAATTGCTGCTCTGTCTTAACTAAGTTAAGTACATCTATACCTTGTGCAGCAGCCAAACGTTTGATTGCTTCAGAAGGATTGATGAAATTCATCAGAGCCTCTGGGCCTAGTGTCTGAGCGATAGTTGTAATGAATGCAGTTAAGCTTTCTCTATCTTGTCCTCTACCTAGTGCATTAACACCAGCTACAATCTGTGGACGTACTAGATCCTTAGGTATGTTAGGTAACTCTCTGCTCCTTTGTAGAACATGGAGTGTCCTATTTAAATATGGTATCAAGAATTCAATAGTAAGCAAACTGAATAGTCCACCCAACTGTTGTTCTAATTCCATTTGTGTGAGACGTACTTCTTCTGCAGTGGTTCGCTCACTCTGTCTGACATTCAATTGCATGAATGCTTCAGCTATCCTTCTCTCTAACTGCTGTGCCATCTGAGCTGCAGTTGAGAAGTCAGCTGTCTTGCCCACTTGAATAACTGCAACATCATCAGGTCTACCCTGAACGATGGCGCCGTTACCAGCTTGGGCTATGGTCTGTGGTTTAGTCGTAGATGATGGTGATACAAGGAAGACTACTTTAGCAGCTGCTGCAGAGCCTTCTACGAGGGCCTGAGAGAGTCCTTCGAGTGATCTCATGTCACCTAGGAACTCCTCAACTCTACCTCTACCATAATCTTCACCGTCTACTGTGTTAAATCGAAGTACTAACCATGGACTTGTATTCTTTGGT